ATGGGAACGTTGATCGACGGCGATGATGGCCTGCCGGCGAAAGAGGTGGGCAGTTGGGCCAAGGAAAAACATGACCGGTTGCGCCGCTACCTGGATATCTCCAGCGCCGCCCGCAATATGTTTCTCACTGGGCCGTCGAAGTCGGCGACATTCATCGACTTATTCTGTGGCCCCGGCCGGGCGCAAGTGAAGGAGACGGGGGAATGGATCGACGGGAGTGCGATCGCCGCCTGGAAGATCAGCCAAGAGGGTGGGGTGCCGTTTTCCGACATCTACGTCGCGGATATTGAAGATGAACGACGCGCAGCCACGGTCGAACGCCTCAACCGGCTCGAGGCTCCTGTCCGGGAATTGACCGGATCAGCTGTCGATGCCGCCGCCAAACTGGCTGGAGAAATCAATTCCTACGGCCTCCATTTTGCCTTTATCGATCCGTTCAGCCTTGGAGCGCTGGATTTCAAGATCATCCAGTCACTCGCAACGGTGAAGCGGATCGATATGCTGATCCACGTCAGTGCGATGGATCTTCAGCGGAACTTGGGAATCAACCTCGGGCCGGATACTTCACCCCTTGACAGCTTCGCGCCAGGGTGGCGGGAAAAGGTAGACCTTGCCCGGCCACAGCAGGCCATTCGACAGCAGGTGGTCGAATACTGGCGGGACTTGGTGGCGGGGCTTGGGAAGAAGCCCTCAACCCAAATGGAATTGATCACCGGAAGCAACGGACAACGTCTGTATTGGCTCTTGCTGGCGGCAGAAAACGATCTGGCCCACAAATTCTGGAACGTCGCCACGGACGATGGCCAGGGGTCGTTCTCATTCTGACCCGTCAATAGGCCGGGTGTACCTCTGGATAGGCGTCCCACGTCCGTCCCTTGAACACCCGTCCGTTCGCCTTCTTGTGCCGTTTGACACCATCGGCTCCCCATCCGCCCCACTGCTTGAAGAAGAAGGCGACGCCGGCCCGGTCGGCCTGGCGCTTGATGTTCTCGACCCAGGCTTCCTCCATCGGCCGTGCCTTATGGCCGGACTCGCCGCCAATGATCACCCAATGAATATTAGATAGATCGAGCGGGCCGAGGTCTTCGAGCAAAGGCTCGACGGACAGGAAGCGGACCGTGGCACCGACTTGTCGCAGATAGTCGATGCGTGGCACGCCATACGCTCGGTCTTCCACCGAAACGCCCAGCCAGACGTTCGGCGGGCAACGGCGGGACGCAAAATACTCCGGGAGCCGCTCCGCCCGCTTGGTCAAGACCTGATAAGTGTGCTGAGGGGTCTGGTTGATCACCGCGAACACGTCGTCCAGGAAGCTGTTCGGGATGTCGTGGTGAAACAGGTCGCTCATCGAGTTGACGAAGTAGACCGTCGGCTTGTGGCGCTTCAGCGGCTGGGCGATACGCTCTGGCTGCAAGGAAAGCTTGAAACCGTTCTCATACCCGGAAGCCCCCATCGCATGCAGGCGACGCGCCATCACTTCGGCATAGCAGTGCTTACAGCCGGGCGAGATCTTGGTGCATCCCGTGGTCGGATTCCAGGTCTGCTCTGTCCATTCGATCTTCGAATTCGTGCTCACAGCCACCTCCCTTCAGCAAGCATACCACCGATCCGCTACCGTTTTGAATCGAAAAGGATAACGACGATCTTCCTGATAAACCGTTAACCTCGTCATCTCGCTTTCCCCCCGAACTTCTCCACCGTCCGCATGGCACCAAGGCCCAGAAGCGATAGCAGCACGGTGACCAGGGTTTCGGTGCCGGTCAGTTCCGGCAGCGCCGTCACGTGGGGGAAGAAGTTCACCGTGAACCAGGCCAGCAGATCGAACAGCATGAAGTGCCAGGCAAGCGCGAAGCCACAGACCCAGCCGATGAAAGGCCGCCATCCGGCGACGAAGATCGAGCGGTGGCCGGCCTCGATCTTGTTGAGTTCGATCTGAGCCAGGCTCGGCTGCATCATCATCTTGGCCTTGATGATCTCGGCCGCCTGCTTCTCCTCGTCGGTCTCGACGAAGCGGTCTATGATGTTGGCGACGCCCTCGGCGGCGGACACGACGCCACCGCCGACGATCGATCCGAATATCTTGCCCAGCATGGTCAGTCTCCCACCAACTCGAAATGCACGAGGTCGTCGAAGGTGTTGTCCCTGACCTCGGTGTCCCTATCCCAATCACCGCCCCAGCGTAGGGTGACACCCATGGCCTTGGCGGTTGCCAGGACGTAACCGGCGAACAGGGTTTGCCGTTCCCGGTCGTCCCAGAAGACGGGATAGGGGGTCGCGTCAACGGCGAGCGACGGCACGGTATTGTGCTTTCCGTCTGGCCAACGGACCTTGCTCTTTCCCTCGGCCACCATGCGGCTCTGGCGCTCGCGGCCGCGGTGACCTTCGAGGATCGTGCAATCGAAATCCTTGACCACCTCTTGGAACACCCGCTTCAGCCTGGGGTCGCATGTGGCGAGCTTGGCGAGCGACTTGTCGGAGAAATGCGGCATCAGTGACCTCCCCCGAAGAGCGTCAGTTTGATGGCAACCCCGGCCATGAGGGCCAGGATCAACCCTGTGGTGATCAGCCTCACGACGGTTGACCAAGCGGTATGCTTGGCGACGCGCAGCGCGCCCAGCAGGGAGCGGAGGTCGCGGATGTCTCCCGCTGCCTCTTCGTCGACCAGGCCAACATCGGCGAGCGCTCGCTTGGCCCCTCGCTCGGCCGCCAGTTCGAGCAGCTGCTCGAATTCCTCCTCGGGCATGGCGACATACCCGTCCTTCGTCGAAGGGCAGTTCATCGAATTCTCCAATCTGTGTTTGATCAGGCAGCCAGGTCGGCTTCGTGGACGCGGACGTCTTCGCCGACGGCGGTGATTTCCACCTGTTCGCCACGCGGGCGAACCGCGATGACGCGGGCCTTGGCACTCCAGGCTTCGCCGGGGCCGAAGGCGAAGTGGCTGCGTTCCTCGGCGGTGTCGGTGTAGGGAACGAACCCGAGCGGATCGAGAACCCGGAGCGTCCGGTCCTCGCCCGCAACGGCCTCCACGCGGAACGGCCCGGCGGGACTCCCGTCACGACGGCGCAGCGCGATGTAGTGGTCCTGGCCTTCGGTCCATTCCAGCGGCTCCGAGATGGTCAGCAGCGCCTCGGCTTCGTCCCAGGCGACCACCTCACCGCCTTGACCCCAGCGGGGCATGTCGTGGGTGACAGCGACCAGGTCGCCGTAGGTCGGAATCAACCCGTCCAGTTCGGTGCGCCAGGAGACCAGCTTGCGCCGATAGCGGTTGTCGGCGGCCATGTAGAGGCCTTCACGGGCCGCCTGGGGTTCGTCGGTGCAGCCGAACAGGGTCACCTTGGCCGGCTTTTCGGCGGCGCTGTCGGGCAGGCTCGCCGTGATCTCATCCGGTTTCCAGGTGCGGGCGTTGAAGAACTCGACGGTGACCGCATCGGCGGTGTCCTCGCCCGGCATGATGTACTGGATCTTGAACGAACTCTTGGCGATGTTCCTTGGCCCGAACATGGCCGCCGGCAAGGTCTGTGCCGCGTCCCGGAACAGGCGCACGATGCCGCCTTGGAGAACCGGCACTGCGCGACCGCACCGGGCGATCCGGATCAACGCCTCCCACACGGTCATGGAGCTGTCGAACACGCCGTCGAAGGTATCGCCCCGCCCGGTCCAGACCTGATCCAGCGCATGTAGCGCCGCCAGATCGATCCTGCCGTCCGCGAGCCCGGCACCATAGGATGCCCTACTGGCATCGGCAAAGGCCCAGGCGATGGAGCGGGTCGGCTGCGGCTCGGACCACCCGGCGACCGGATCCCAGACCGGTAGCCTGCGGGTGACCACGCAGTTGATCATTCGGGACGAGCGCTGGGACAGATTGTCGGTGGCCCGCATCTTGACCGCGAGAAGGGTCACGTCGCCGAAGTCAGGCGTGCCTTCCAGGTAGGCGCGGAGAGCGCCCCAGCGCAGTTCGTGTCCGGCCCTGGACGAGGTGTCGATCGCATCCAACCGGATCATCCGGACCTCGTAGCGGCCCGGCGCGACGGCATACTTGTAGCTGAGACGCAGCGCACTGTTGGTGGCCGCCGAGTAGCTCTCGGTGCCCAGCGTCGTCCAGTCGCCGACGGCCAACCCGTCGTCGTCGATGGCTCGGGCATGCACCTCCCACACTGGGCGCTGCGGGTATCGAGCCCACCGCCGTCGTTGGCGTAGTAGAGTCCCCGGGCGAACACCACGTCGATGCCGATGTGACCGGCCTCGGTTTCGGCGGGATTGGCGGTGAAGGGGCCGATCCAGTCGCCGCCGTCGCCGGTGCTGCGCAGTTCCTGGCCCGCGACCTCGGGCGCGGTGACCACGTCGGTCTCGAACAAGGTGACCGTGCCGCCGGGAGAGACGATCTCCGTCTCCACCTCCTCGAAGGAAGTGATCGGCGTGTCCTCGATGCGGACCTGCTCCAGGTCGTATTCGCCCTGGCCGATGACATGAAGCTGGAACAGATACTGCTCGTTGCCGACGAACTCCTGGTAGGGCTGGGTGGCAAGGTCGGGATAGATCAGGTGGCGGCCGTAGAGAACCGGGATCGGCTGCCCCAGACGGGCCTCGTTGCCTTGGGCCGATAGTGAATAAGTGGGACTCGGGGCCGGTGGCGCACCGACCGAGCCGAAACTGAGCGACGGCACGGAGGGCTTGGGTGCCGGCACCACGGCGTTGATCAGCGCCATGCCGGCGAGCGAAATGATCGCCCCACCGATAGCCTGTTGCAGGACTCCAGCACCGATACCAAGCGGGGCCCCAGCATTGGCGGAAATACCCATGGCAGCGCCCAACGGGCCACCAAGAGCAAAGGACGCCACCATGACGGCAATGGAAAGCACAGTGCGCAGCGGGTTCTTGCCGCCCCCACCGCCTCCGCCACCGCCCTGGGGCAAAGTCACGAAGGCGACGACATCACCGTCGGCAATGATCGTGGAGGACCAATCGGGCCGCAGAACGGCCTTGCCGTTGTGCAGACAAATGGTCGGACGATCGAACCAGTCGGGTTTTGTCCCTGTCCGGGCTACGCCCGTCCTCGCCTCTTGGATCCCCTGGTCATCGAGCCATTGGGTAATGGTGACCGGGCTCAGTACCGGGCACACGTCGCGGTCCCGATCCGGACAGAACGGGTTGCGGACCATGGTCACGGCGGCGAGCATCAGTTTTCCCCGGTGAAACGGTAATAGCCTTCGACACGCCAGCCGTTGGCCGCCAGCGCAGTGACGCTCTGGAACGCCACGCCGGCCTCCTGGGCGCAGTGCAGGACCCCACCACCGTTCACGTCCAGCCAGACACCGACATGGATCGGGTAGCGGGCCTGGCGCATCAGCACGCAGTCCGCCTCTGCGGGAACATCGACCCGGACCCAGCGTTTCCGTTCCGGGTGGTCGCGGAAGTCCCTGGCGATGGCGAGCAGATCCTCGGGATTGGCGATCGCGGGCAAGGTCCGCCCGAAATGCCGCTCCTGAACCAGACAGACGAAAGCCCAGCAATGAAACGCGTCTGGCCCTTCCCCCGTGGCGGACCACGGAAGGCCGATGTAGTTCTCAGCCCAGTGCATTATCGCGTCAGTCCAGGAAAGCGTTTCGCGGTGTAGGTTTCGCTTGGAAAGGTCTTATTGCCGATATCGAGCATCCGCGCCCTCCCGGTGACCTGAAGCGCGTTGGCCTCAACCTCTGTCAGAACCAGGGTTATCGGCGGATCCATCTGTGGCCCTTCCAGATCGGTGGAGAGATAGGGCCGATAGGTGATTTCGATCTTGTCCTGGGAAACGGCTGCCGCATCCAGATGGCGGACGATCTCGCGCGAGACGTTGTCGAGCGTCACCGTGATCTCGGGCACCGGCGCGGTGTCGATGGGCGGAAGCGACAGATCGAAGGCAAGCGCAACGAAGGTCACCATCTCCCCGCCGTCGATCGGCGCAGAGGGCTCCAAGCGCGCGCTCAGATCCCGATGGTCTCGAACCACACGAATGGCGGTCGGGTTGCCATCGTCATCCTCAAACGCCGGGTGGCGCAGTTCCAATGTGTGCAGAATCACCACATCCGACGGTGCGGCGGCATAGGCCTCGCGGATTGCCTGGGACAGGGTCGGATCAGGCATCGTCCGAGGCCGAAGGCTTCGGATACTTGGCCTTCACCGCCAGCCACTGGCCGATGAGCATGTCCAGGTCCGCCGGCAGCGCGGTCCCGTCCAGACGAAGCTGGTTGAACCCCTTGAGGATGGCGTCCAGCTGGTCGCCGACATGGGGATAGGACGTGGCACGCTGGCGCTGGTAGGTCGTCGCCTCAAGGTGGGCCTGATAGGCGGCGACCATCCCCCTGATCTCATCGGGAGACGGCGGGTCAACATCCTCGACATCCCAAACGGCGATCTCGGGATCGTAGTCCCCGTCCAACAGGCGGACGAGGACGGTGAGGTTGTGTGGCGCGTCCCCGCCGAACGGGATCGCCCCGTCCACCGCGAACGCAATGGCGTCACGCACGAAAGATTCGTCGATCATCACTTGTTCTCCAGGGGTTGGGCGAAGAGCCCGAAGATGTCGAAGTTGTTGTTGGCGTAGTTCGAGCACTGAAGCTGGATCACGTCGTCCACGCCGTGCCCACCGTAGCCGAGGCATTCCTGCACGACCTCTTTCGGGACGACGTACTGAACCACCTGGGCAGCGTCTCCGAAGCCGCGCCACTGCTGGATCGTCGGGCTGTCTTTGTAGTGGCCGGCGCGCGCGATGTAGCCGTGGGTGTTGTAGGCTCCGGTGTTCGGATGCATGGGGATCATCTGGAGACCGGTGCCGCCATAGGCCTGCCAGGTTGAGCCGTTGGCGTTGTTGTTCCGCGCCAGAAAACTGATCAGAAGATCCTCGCCGACATCGAACACCGGCACCCGAAGGTTTCGCACCGTGTTTCCGGGATAGCGATTGTTCTCGCAGGCGACGTAGGCGAAATAGGCACCGGTGATATGGCCCTGCCAGGACCATTCCGCCTGGTACCAGCCGTCCAGGCCGTAGTAAATGCCGTAGGCCGTCTGCACATAGCCGGGGTCATAGACCGGGGTCAGAGCCATGCCGAGGAATCGAACCTGACTGGCGTCGGTCGAATTGTTGTGAACGGCCAGCCCCAGGTAGATGTAGCCATCGCCGTCGGCGTACTGGGCGATGAGATCCTTGTGGATGTCGGTGTGGACCCAGGTGGTGCCAATGGTGTCCATGTACTGGACCTGACCGAACGGAGTCAGGTGCGGGTCGGACTTCGGCACACCATTCGACCAGGTCATCGGCGCCATGGCATGCAGCCGCTTGACGATCGAGTAGCCATTCGCCGGATCGAGCAGGAACGGAAAGATTCCCCACCACCATCCCGCCGTGTGCTCGGCGATGGAGAAGCGATTGTGGACGCCTGGCGTCGCCTTCAGTTTCAGCATGTAGCCATAGTGACCCGACCAGTTTCCGGTCCGCTGTCCGTGGTTCTGGCTCTGCGTCGGCATCGGCCAGTAGTGGGCATAGCCGTAGTTGTTGTTGCCGTGCGCCGAGAAGGAGCCGTAATTGCCGGATGCCGGATCGGTCGAGTTGACGTAGGCCTGGGCAACGACGGCCATGTTGGCGCCGTTGCCGCCAGCGGAATAGGAAGCCCAGTTGCCGGTCCCGTTCTCCCGCCATTCCCCGTCCCAGATGTACTGATAGGAATGGCCGTAGTTGTGAATGAAGTGGGTCGGGTGGCCGACGATATCGTTCTGCAGGGCGCCGACCATCTGGTTGGCCGGGTCCAGGCGACTGGAAAAGACCGGCGGGGTCACGCCGTTCATGTAAGCGGACCCGCGCATGTCCACCTTCTGGTACTCGGGAACGCCGTTCGCGCCGACGCCGAGGAATTCCCCCTGGGTCCCGGCCGCCAGCGGTTTCTCCACGTCGTCCGCGTCACGGATGATGATGTCGCCGACCGCCTGGGTGGTGGCATGACCCTGGGCGACCACATCCCACTTGGCGGGCGTTCCGACGGGGTCCTCACCTGGCGCCGTGTCGGCGACGCAGATGTAGGTGCTGTTGCCCTGGGAAACGAGGTCGTTGCGGAAGTAGCCGGTGTCGGCGTCGAAGGCACCCGCCCAGCGGAAACCCTCGGCCATGGCATCCCAGTGAGTGCCGTCATCGGGATCGACGCCCGGGTCTGCATCCTGGATGCAGACATAGGCCCCGCCCCGGAAGGCCGCCACGTCGTCCAT